TACATTATCTCTTTTAGGTGGGTCATAGAATGGGACTATAGCGGTGTACTCTTTTCCCTGTGTCTTCCTAGCCCCATATTTAAGTATTTGGTCATAACTAGATACCCTACTAGCCCTACCTATACCACTTTCATATAAGATAGGCTGCATTAATAAGCTACCACTAAATACTAGATAATTTGTAGTACTCTCATCACTAGGACTAAATACACCTCCACTCTTATTCCCTACATACTCAATCAGTGGGGAACAATTCTTAAGGTCGTTATCGCTAGGTTTGTGTCCTTCTGCTGTGTCATTTTCATTACCGCCTATACTAATTACTATGTAGTTATCAGTGTCTATCTTACTAGTGGGGCTGTTATCTGTTGCCTTAGCTTTTCTTTCAACACTACCAAGTCTAAGTAGGGCAGGTGTAAGGGGGTGGTCTCTTAGGTACTGTGCAACTTTATGCTGATTAATACCTGTTTCGTTCTCATCTACCTCTAACATATCTTCACTCCTACGTAACTTCCATGACGGGTTATACATAGACCTCATGTACCAATCTGTCTCTGTTAACGCATCATAAGTAGTAGGCTGTCCCTTTACTGCTGCATTAAAAGCCTCGTTTGCACTCTTACCACTACCTTGGCTACTAATTTCAGTGAGTATTAGCTGCTGACCTTTGTAATGTGATTTTAGACTGTCTTCTGCTAGTGGTGATTCTATAACAGTGTCTTGTCCTTCTAGGCTACAGGATAATTGGAACTGATTAACTACTTCACTTGTACTAAGGCTTGTATCGCTACCTGCATAGTGTTCTGGGTTGATTATGATAGACTGTGGCTGCTTACTTACTACCTCACCTGTCATTATATCTAGCCACTCTACTTCCTTACCCTGTACAAGTGTGTCCCAATCATATATATAAAAGTCTAATCCTTCCTGTCTGATATGTAGGTTAAGATACTGCATGACTTCTTTTAGTAGGTCTTCATTTTTCCACGTGCTATCCTCATCCTTACCAATTATAAACAACTCACTAACACATAGCTCATCAAATACTGTACCTTCTTTTCCCTTCGCTGTTCCCTTAGACTGGTCATATAATAATCTAGGCTTTTGGTTGTTGTTTAGATTTAGTCCCCTAGTGTCAAACATTCCATCTATGACCTGCTTAAAACTAGTACTACCTGCCTCCTGTACCGCTTGTCTATAGTTTAAGGGTACTATATTTTTGTAACTTGTATATTGAAGGGTACTAAGAAAGTCAGTACAGTTTAGGGTAAATTCCTCGACACTAGTATTAAAGGGTTGGCTATATGTTGCTGGCTCTACATATCCTGCAAAAACACACTCACTACCCTTCCATACGTTAACTACTATGTCCCTAGCAGCCCCAGTAAATAGAATGTCACCTAAATAATTATCCACAACTAAGTTAATAGTAGCTGACTTTCTTATTACGTGTTCTGTTATGTCTTCTATACTTTCTTCAATATGTACAGGGTCAGCAGCAAAGTATAAACCGTCCTTGCCTATCTCCTTAACAGTACCACTACCACCACTTTTAATTAGGACGGTTAGTAGTTCATCCGATAAGTCCCTAAATTCACCTCTTAATATCATAGTACTCTCCTTCCTGTCTTACTCTGAACCTTACTGTAATTGCGTAGAGCTAGGTATAAGTCGCTACCCTTCACCCTTACACTACTTACACCTACACCACCTCCTAGGCCTGCTGTATTGTTATCAAGTAACCTAAATAGATTGCTCTGTTGGGTTGTAGTCAGTATCATCTCATTTGCATTCACTCGAGCTAAGTTATGGTCTCCTACTGTCTTACTACCTTGGAAAATACCACCCTGTGAGAATGATTGTAACTGTGATATAGTCGAAATCATCACGGCTGTACCTGCTGCAATCGCTGCGACCCAACCAATAACGCCTAGTTTAGAATCCTGTGCGCTGGCTTGTGCAAAACCTAAGATAATCTGACCTATTGCCTGTAAGACTAAACCAGCTTTGGCTGCTGCACTGTCTTGTCCTAGTTGTTGTATTGCTTGAGACATAAACACCATACTAGCACCTATCTTCTCACCGTCACTAGCCATCTTACTACCTAGTATCTGTTGTAAGGCCTTGGCATCCTCTAACATCCTAGTAATACCGCTATTCTCAAAACTACCTAAGCTATCCTTAACCTTTTGGAGTTCTTTCATACCATCTACTGACTTCTGTAGCTCCTCAGTAAGTTTAGTAAGTGCTGAAAAATCAAGTCCCTTAAGGTCTAAACTTCTACCTAGTTCCTGTCCTAACTGCTTTGCTTTGTCGATTAGTGGGTTTAGTAGCTTATCACTTGCCTCTTTCTCATCCTTTGCCCTTTGGTCTAGTCGTTCTGCATATTCATTGGCATACTTAGCCTGTATGTGAGATATTGCTGCCTGTTTCTGTTTCTCTAGCTGTTCGAGTAGTTCAGTGTTACCGTGTGCCTTCTCTGCTAGGGTGTTATACTTGTTAATTACCGCTAATATCTCCTCAGCCGTCTCTGCCTTTCTGAGTTCTTCTAGTTTAGTGTAGTAGTCTTCAATTAGCTTAAGTTGGTTGTTTAGTGCTGCTTGCGTATTGATTACATTATTGTTCTTATCAGACCCATACGCATTTTTAAGCTGGTCTTCCTCAACCTTCCTACTACCCTTATTATTATTGACTGTCTCAGTTTCGATAGTCTGCTTTAGGCTCTTTTGGTCATCTGCTATCTTTTCTGCTTTCCGCTTTGCCTCTTCTGCTGCTCTCTGTGCCTTGGCTGCTGCTGCCTTCCATGCTGCCTCTGCTTTTCGTGCTGCTTGTTCACTTGCCCTTCGTTGGTCTGCTGCTAGTTTTGCTGACTTCTTACTAGTTTCTTCTCTCTGTCGTCTAACTGCCTCTTCTAGCTTGTTGGATTCTTGCCTATATTCCTCACTACCCTTCTTAAATAAAGCTAGTCTCTTCTGGTGGTAGATAATATCCCTGCTTAGTGATTGTCCGTGCTTTGCATTCTCAGCCTCATACCAATCATTTAGGGCTTTTTCTTGTGCCTTGGTTTCACGTTCCCTAGCCTCCTTATTCTGCTTAGCTAGTTCTTTGTTAGCTGCATAATTATAGTTACCTATTACATCGTGGCCACCTTTGAAAGCAGATATAGCGTTACTTGCAATCTTATCCCAATCTCCGTTAATCGCATCCCTAACCATACCTACAAACATCTTAAGTGGCCAGATCATGTGTTCCCAAATTGCATTACCTACACCTACTGCAATTACCTTAAACTTATTCCATGCTTGCGCTAACTTACTACTAGCTCCTTCTGCCGTCTTAAAGCTATCTGTTATGTCCTCGAATTTCTGATACAGTGCTGCTACTAGGGAAATCAGAATACCTATACCAATTGCACTTAAGGCAACTCTTAGGGCTTTACTTGCTACTGTTGCTGCCCCTTGTGCTACTGTTAGTCCTCCTGTTGCTACTGTTGCTCCTTCTGTGGCTACGGTATTTGCTGCTGTGGCTGTGGTAGTTTCAGTTGTCGCTACTGCATTTGCCTGTTTAACTGTCGTATTAGCTGTTAGTGCTGTTGTCCCTGCTACCTGTGTTGTCGTATTTGTAGCCTGTGCTGTAGTATTAGCTGAGACTGTAGTAGTTAGGTTTGTTTGTTCAACCCCTACTAACCTAAGTAGTGCATGGTAAGCCCTGTATGTACCGCTTGACTGGTCCATGAAGGTATTTTGTAGCTGTGTGATACCATTCAACACACTCATAGCCCCAGCAAGTTTAGTAAGGGTTTGCTGTGCCTCCTCTGATTCGACACCAAACATAGCCATAGCACCAGCACCTACTTGAAAAGCACCTACTACACTACCTGCTACATCAGTTATACCTGCTAGGCCTCGTACATCATTAGCAAAATCACCTACTACTGCCTTTGCATCACCCATAGCGTCCTTGATACTACCTGCCCTTGCTGCTAGTTGTTGGAATTTCTCACTAGCAGGGTCTACACCATTGAGCAGCATATTAGCTAGCTCGCCTTGGATTGCTTTTAGTTCCCTTTTGATATTACCGCTACCCTGCTTAAATACAGTCTCAGTATTACCTACTTCACTTTTTACTTTATCTATAATGGACTTAAACTGTTTATCATCAAGTCTTATTTTGGTTACTAAATCTTGTGCCATATTCCTTCGCTTTCTGTTTAAGTCTTTCTATGTCCTCCTTGGTTGGTAGTGGGTCTTTATCACCTGTACTACCTTCTAAGTTATCCCATGGTAAGGGCATAAATTTTCGTGGGTTATTCTCTTTAGTGCCACCCATTACCTTGGCAGATGTAAAAATAGCCTGTCTCCCTATCTCCCAGTCATCCTGTTTAGCCCTGTACAGATTCTTAACTAGTACGTGTAATTCTAACATACTCATCCTGTCTAGTACATACTCGGGGTCTAGGTTGCCTTGAAATACTAAGATACTAAATACATCTGCCATTCCTAGTTTTTTCCCTTATCCTCACCTTTCTTAGTGTCATCCTTACCCTTAAACTCTGCTTGTCTTGATAATTCCCTTTTCATGAACTCTGTATAGACTGTAAAAATTCTAGGGTCTTCATCTAGGCTGTCTAAGAGTTTATCAAATGTAAGGTCAGTGTCTTTATTACCTGCTAAGATACAACAATACAAAAAAAGGTACTGGTCGCTAAGTGTATCTAGGCTAAATAGTTTATTAGCTGCTGCCTCAAATAACATCATAGCACGTACACTATACTTTAATTTGTATTCCTTGTTATTAATAGTTACTGTATTCATGATTAAAAAATTATTGGGCTACCTACTACACCCTTGTTAAGTTTGGATATAATAGGTATAGCCCTGTTTCATTATTATTTCTATTATGCTGTTGCCACCTTCTTAAGCGCACCGACACCTGTAAAAGTAGCAGAAAATGTAGCGTTATCCTCATTTGGTGCTGAACACTCTAGGGAGGTAATTAATACCTTGCCTGTATATGTGCCAGTAGTTGAAGGAACCCAACCGCCTTTAGTTACCTCATCTGCCTTAGTCTTATAGTTCTTCTCTAGGGCAAATACTGCATCTATTGGGGTCTGTGCAGTCATTATATCAAAGAGTGCCTCAAAGCCTACACCTTCACCATCATTTGACATTAGATTTTCAGTTGACATTTCCCAACTAATTTTACCTGCCTGTGCTGATACCCACTTACCGCCAGAATCTTTACTAGTAGTTTCTGTAGTATCTTGGCTAATAGAAAGACTGTGACTAGTTGCAAAAGCGATAGACTTTCCATTAATAAAAAGCATTAGGTCACGTCCTTTGGTTACACTTGCCATATTATGTTATTTATTTTTTATATTTACTGTTATACTAAGTAGCTGTAGGAATGTGTCTTCCCTGTATTCCTCGCTAGTATCTTGTAGTTCTAGGTCTATTATTTCAAGTCCCCCTATAGTTCTACCTTGGTTTGCTAGTAAGACATCTACTACCTTACTGCATATCTCTAGCCCCTGTCTATAATCACTACTTGCCACTATAAAAGACATTCTAACCTGTGTATCATAGACTAGCTTATCTTTATTAGTGCTAGGTGTTAGTCCGTCCCTTCGATAAACAATGAATGGGAAACTAGTACCTTTATCAGCGACTAGTGGAAATACTTTACTTCCTACTTGCCTACTTAATTCCTCGTCTTGTAGTAGGATAGATTTTACAACCCTACCTAATTCTAAACTCTCCATTACTTCTTATTCCATATCTTATCAATAGACTCAGAAAATAACCTACCCATAGAGTCCTCAACTTCTGACATCTTAGCCTGTACAGTGGGTTGGAAAAAACTATGTCGCTTATGAACACCCCTACTAGCACCTGCCTTAGTACGTCTCAATTGTGTACCCAACTCAAAAAACTTAAGTCTAAAATCTCCCAAAATATGCACCTTAGCTGTATCACTATCCCTACTTGGCTTACTATACTTGATACCAGACTCTAGCGTTTTACCATTCCACCAGTTAGGACGGTTATAGCCCTTTGTTACTGTTCTGAGACTCTGCCTAGCTGCCTTAACTAGAATATCACTACCTTTTTTTAGTGCAGTGTTTTTAGCTTTGGTTTGCTCTCGTCCTGTAAGTTCTGTAAATCTCTTAACAAGTTCTTCCGCCCCTGTTAGTTCTAAGTTGTCGTTATTCATTGATTAGCTCTGTTTCTATTACCTTCTTTTGCTGTGCAGGTACTGGAATGACACTTAAGACCCTGTACTTCTTATCCTTGTACATTATATAGTCTGTGTGTTCCTGTATATTAACGTACTGCCACACTTCAAAAGTAACTTGATAGGTATAGACTATTTCATCATTTACTACCTCTCGTGTGCCTGTCTTATAGCCTACATTAGTCCTAGTAGTTGTTAATAGGCGGTGTTGATTAGTAGTACCTCCGAAATCATCTTGTATTATTTCAGTCCGATAAATTGCTATGGTGTCTCTTAGTAGTCCTGTTCTCATTGCCGTACCTTATCCTTTCCGCCTGTGTACCTCTTACTATAGTTCTTGTATAAGTCTAGTAAGTAGGTAAGACTATAGGGTAGCTCTGTGTGACTACTAAAAGCTATTGATTCACGGTTAGCGTATAAGTTTGCTGTTAGAATTAATATAGATTGAACTAGGGGAGGCGGTAATGTTGTCCTCCCACTAGCTATTAAGATATTTTCAAACTTATCATCTATATGTCGTTCTACTGCATTTTCGGCTACCTGTTCCAAATCTACTAGGTACTCATCGTCATCATGAAAGCTAGAATCAATGTTAAGATGTTTTTTTAGTTGCTGTAAATTTACGTACATATAGAAACAATGTTAACTATTTAGACTGCGAACGTACCAAACTGGAATGCCTCTGGTCTGATAAGTGCTGCATCAAAGTAAGTATTGACTACTAAGCGGATTAAGCCATTAACTGCCTGTGAGTATTGGTCAACGGTAATATCACAATACTTCCTAACTCAAATATCCCCATTTGAATCCGCCTGCTGTCTTACCTTTACCTTGGCAAACCCTCATTATAGTAGATTTGTCTATAGATAAAGCTCTCATTGCCTCACTTGCACCTAGTTCCCAAGTTCTTATAAAATTTCCTTCTAGGTCATACTGATTTACAGGTTTACTTTTTTTAAGTAGTGCCTCTCTACTTGGTTTAATTCCTAAGCGTGCCTGCCTCATTTTCTCTATAGCCTCCATACTATGTTTCTTTCCATAGTTAGGGTTATTCTTACCTTTGTAACTTCTACGCTTCTTAAATGCCTTTATTAATAAGTCTCTAGGTACGTGAAAACCTAACGTACCACCTCCTCCAGCTGTACTATTATAACCTTCTCTATAAGTGTTATACTTCTCTATATAGTATATCTCTTTCTTATCTAGTATGGCTTTAATCTGTACATTATTCTTACCTGTAGTGTCTATTTCTTCCAGTACTTCATATTTCCAACTTTCAAAGTCTGAATATTTATGCCTAGCGTTATCTATAGCTGAGCCTAGTTTAGTATATGGTTTAGCGTTTAGGTTGCACTTAAACTCCTATACCTTCTATCCAAATCTACTGCTTGACCTACATAAGATTTACCACTGGGAGACGTCCATTTATATATACCGCTCCTCATTAGTTTATTAAAGTTGTGTTTTTTGGGATATTTGAGTTATTATGTATCTGTATGTTTCCATACAAGTTTAGACTATATCATTACCCTCTAAGTAGGGTATCTATTCCTTAGTCGTTGAACTTATCTATTTTACTAGATAAGACGCTGATTTAATTTATAATTGTTCCCAGCGTTTTTAATAGATTATATTAAGCTACAATTTACTAGTAACTTAGTTTTAATCTGGGGTTTATCTTAATATTACTATTAAGCGACACTGAAATTACCGTTAGTTAATGCCGCCCCAACTACCGATAGCTAGGTTACTGAAATCACCTACTACAAAGGTCTTAGCCTCTACATTTGATGTTGAGTAAACTGGTGTACCGTCCAATGTGCCATCAGTATAAGCAAGCTGAGCTGTACCTCTAGAACCCTTCATCATGTTTCTAAAACTAGCACGTGCAGAAGGTGAGGCAATATAAGATATACCACCCAATACATTAGCCTCCTCAACCTTTGCCTCAAGACCTACTAAGCCCTCAAAATCTGTAACCTTAGTCGGGGTCTTACCGTTGAAGATACCTGCTGGGCTTGTAGCTGACTTAGCACCCTTGCCTAAGATTGTAGACTCAAGTTTAGAGTTAATAGCGTTAATCAAGTCCTGCCTAATTGCATTCTCTACACCGATAGAATCCTGTGCAAGCAACATCTTAGAAATGTCAACATAAGCTGTCAAACGCTTTGGAGTGAGTGTTACATTATTATACAGTACATTGCCGTCTGTTGCTGCTGCTGTCTCACCTGCCCAGTTCACATTAGAGCCTGTCATTACAGGAATCTGTGCATTATTAGTCAAGCCTGTATAGAACTTAGCACCTGCCTGTACTAGGACATTCTTTGCACGGAGAGGCTCAATAATATCGTATAAGTCTGTTGCTACTACATCTGCACCCTCTGAGGCAACTGTTACGGCTGCTCTAGTTTCCATGGTAGGGATATAAATCTGACCTACTGTATTAAGACCTGCTGCCCTCATTTCCTTCATACCCTCATTACAAACTGCTGCCGTTACCTTGTCCTGCTGTCTGTTTTCTGCTACATTTCTAATAGCCTTGAGTAAACTAAATCTCTGTTCTTTCATCGTATTAATATTAATATGTTTGTGTGTACGTGTTGAGCGTGTCTCTTTATCTTCCTTATCTTCATCCTCAACATCGTTATCCTTGTTCTCGTCTTCCTCTACTTCCTCATCAGACTTCTCTACAGTTTCTTCCTGCTCTTTCTCTTTCTCGTCCTCTGTGTCAGTGTTTTTCTTTTCTACTTCTTCCTGTGTTGGTACTTCTTTATCTTCCTGTACCTCATCAGTCTTCTCTACAGTCTCTTCCTGTACTTCTTTCTCTTTCTCGTCCTGCATTTCTCTTAGTTGGTTAAGTTTATCTAGTGTTCTCTGACTAACTGAGGTGCTACTATAAGCTGGATTCCAAACAGGGCTAACATCGTGTAACTCATCAATCTTAAGTATCTCCCTGTATTGCTTGCCGTCTGTTCCAGTCGTCCATACCTCGCTACCTTCATCCAATGAGATAGTAAAAGCGAAACTACTACTATCAATGTCACCACGTCTAAGGTATTCTAAAAGTTCATCACCCAGATCCGTATTTGGTGCTGTAAAGGTATATTTAAGCCCTTGTTCATCTAGTTGTAATTGTAAGCTACCTGTACCATATTTAGACCTAGCTAGTACTTTGTCTTGGTCATGGTTAAATAGGCAAAACACATCAGACCTCTTTAGTACTTCCTCAGTGATTGCAGTAGGGTTAATAGTCTCATAAAATCCTAGGTCTTCACTTTGGCTGTTAAAAACTACTGCATAACCTTCTACTGTTCTACTGTCTGGATTTACTACTGGGGTACTTCTGATTGCACGTACTTCTATGTTGTTATCCTTCCTCATCTGTACTACTTGTTAGGTTAGTTTTAGATACATCATTATAGGCTAGGTTGTGACTATCTCCATTTTCAACTGGGTTATATCCTAGCTGTCGTCTCACTTCATTAATACTAAGTACACCCATACTAAGGAGACTATTATAGTACCCTGCTAGTTCTGCCTTATTCGTTCTCAGTATTGCAGTCTCATCTAAGCCTATTTCTAACCCTGTACCGCTTGTTAGTTTCCTGTTTAATTCCTCCTCTATCATCACAATATAGGGGTTAAGCGTGTAAGTAAGGTATTGTAAGTTAGATTCTCCAACACTACTATAACTACTTTTGCTTAGGTCTCCGAGCAATACAGGGGATATGTTGAAAAATCTAGCTATATCAACTACACTAAAGTTCCTAGATTCTAACATCTGAGCATCACTACCGTTTATACTGATAGGCTGATAATCCATATTTACAGGCAGCACAACTACACCGCCTCCTTGATTACCTTGCCCAAATGTAGACCGCCAATTAGTAGATATTGCCTGCTTTTGTTCCTCACTTAGATTACTGTGTACCTTGATAATACCGTTTAAGTTGCAACCATTACTAAAAAAGTTCTCCGCTACTTGTTCTGTCTGTTGTGCGATATTGAGACTCCTTGCTGCATGACTCAGAACACTAATACCCAGTACACCGTCAACTGAGTACCTAAGAAAATGTAGAATCTCTCTTGGTTGTATCTGTCTAGCCCCGATGTATGAACAGGTATAGTAAAGGGTGTTATCTTCCTTCCTATAATTACACTGTACATCATCAGCTGGTAAGTATCTAAGTCCTACTACATCCTTACCCTTATTCTCAATCAGTACATAAGCATTACCTTTTAATAAAACTGACTGTACTATATTCTTAAGTAATGTATAGCGTGTCATCCGATTATTGGTAAAGATGTCATAAAGTGGGTGTTTGTCTAGTAGGTCTGTTCCCTTTGTATTCTTTGCCTTGACTTGAATAGGTAGGGTAGCAATAGAGTCACTAATAAGGTTAACTGCACAATAGACCGCACTAAGACTCATAGCACTGCCTGACTGATA